GAATATTTACATTGTTAGTAATGTCAGCGCCTAGCTCTGCTGCTTTCAACTGAATCTCAGCGGCTAATTCCTGCTGCTTTAACTCTAGTTGTGCCTGAGACTTCTCACGCTGAATCATAATATCGGCCTGAGCCTTTTCTCGCTGTAACTGAATGTCAGCCATAGCCTTTTGTTGCGCTGCTTGGATGTCAGCTTGTGCCTTTTGTTGGGCAATCTGAATCTGTGCTTGCGACTGTTGAATTAGCGCTGCTGTAGTAGGATCAGGCTGTTGCTGTTGAGGTTGTGCGAGCATTGCTTCAACTTCAGGCGTAACTTCCTTAAAGAACTCCGCAGAGTCAGCAAAACCCGCAGCCTCGATAAACCGACCCAATGTGCCACGGTATTGCCCGACAGACACAAGAGGGTTGTTTGGCCCGAACTGCTGCAAAATAGCCTCTTGTTTAGCAAGAACCATCTGCAACATTGTCATCTGCTCACCCTTACTACCTGTTCCCAAACCTACGGAGATGTCCAAATCGTACTGATTCGACCACTCCCGAGGGTCTACAGGGATGTACTTGCCACGCATACGCATAAGCGTAGGTTTGTCTTGGTACTTGCAAAGTAGCTGTAGGATGCCCTTAAACAGGCTCTTAACGCCAGTTTCAGCAAAGATACGAGCTACCATCTCCAACTTACCACCAGCAGCAGCGGTAGACGCAGCAACAGCAGCAGCAGTCACGTTCTGCAACACATCTGGATTTAGACCCTGCTGCATATCGCTAATGCCTGTACGCTTGCTCTGTGCATCGTCCAAGTATTGCAACATTGGGAAAGCCTGAGCGATAACCGTAGGTACGGCTAACGGTACGACTGCGCCAGGATTCTTCATCCGAACTATCCCACCAGGTGTGACAGCACCCAAGTCATCTAAGTTAACCTGCCCCTCTACCGCACCGACTCGTGCGTTATTAGACAAGTACAGGTTATCCAACATCTGACGGACAACAGTAGATTTAATCAACTGAATGTCCATCGAGCGATCAGCTAACGATTCGCCAAAGAACTTATGCGGGATAGGAATAGGGCAGAGCGAGTGAAACGGGTTGTAGTCCGTCTCAATGTTGCTCAGGATGTCCGAACCTGCGTAGAAAATCTGTCGCAACTCGGCAATACCATCGCCATCAAAGTCTGTACGCAAGTAAGCCTCGTAGACCTCCACTTCTTGCATGGACTTATCTAGGCTTTCCGTTTCGTTTGGCAACTCGCCTGGGCTATACCGAGCAATGCGCTCTTCCGTATACGTAAGGTCATCGTAAGCAGGCAGATTCTCCACAATCTCAGGGTCAAAACCCATAGCGATCAGGTCTGAACGTGGCAACAACTTACGATGCGCTACAAAAGGCGAGTCAGCAACAGTACGAGCACGCTTGCTAATTAGAAACTCTTCCGGCGGTACGTTCTCAACCTTGACTGACCCGTGTTGTGTACGTTTTGCGACAATAACATCATGCGACTGCATAACGATGGGTTGCCCCATTTCGTCTGTCTGCTCGTCCATAATGACAGTATCTTGCGCCACAATCTCACGGCTACCGTCTGACAGTAGGAGTACAAGCTCATCATCCGTTAAGCCTCGATACTCTTCCTTTGTTACGTCTGTCTTAACGTCCCAATAGCACTTAACTACGCCATTCTTTTGTAGTAAAGCGTCTTTGAACCAGTTATGCAGGATGTTAAAGCCTGGGTTGTGCTTGTAAAAAACCCAATTACAGTAATCCGTGGCTTGTTTAGCGCCTTCCTCATCGCCTGGGCCTTTTGGCTCAAATCGCACGATGTCATCTGACTGCGTAAACACACGGATAAGTTGAGGCAGAGCGCCATCAATCGCCTCTGCAACCTCGCCTGTAACGATCTGACTACGACCCTCGACTTCATTACCGTAGGGTTGGCGTAGGTAGAACTCAAGAGCCTTCGCCCTCGCTTCGGTTGTCTCCGTATCCAGATACCCGATTGCGTTGTCGATCTCGTTTTCCAGAATCGACTTTAGTTTCCCTTCGTCCATAATTTTCCTCAAGCGCTTGTATACGCTTTAACAAATCTTCGTATTCAGCCCGTGTGACGGGATTGCCTTGTCTAGAGACAAACATTAAAACAACCCTCTTATACCTATGCCAACCGTTTGACCTTTAGAGCCTTGGTTTAGCAACTGATTAACATAAGCATTGAAGTACAACTCGTCTAGCAATTGTTTGGAATAGTTAGCGCCTATGCTTTTTGCAGAGCCTTCCATTCTTGGGTCTGTAGATACGTTACCGCCTACGCTTATCGTTCCCTCACCAACTGGCAAACTATATGTAACACCTGCGTTTTTCTGCCCGTAAGTAGGCATGATCCCGCCTTGTACGTTCAAGCTACCAACAGGCATAGGTATATTGCCTTGCAACATAACTTGCTTACCGTCTGTACCAGGCATAGGATTCTCTGATACGTTTAGCAATCCCTGTGGGAGCTGTTTAGCATAGGATAGGCGCTCTTCTAGCTGAGGGTACTCGTATTGGTACTCACCGCCTTCTACGTTGCGCCCTAGCGCCTCCCGTATCATCTTGCGTAATTCTTCTTCAGTCATTTAGACCACCCAACTTGTATTAACCTTTAGAGGTTTGCCCCATCCTGATCCACGCTCGTCCATTCCTACGGCAAGATAACGCATTGCATCGCTGCCATGACTCGACCAATCGTGCAAGGGCTTGTCGAAAAACACTTGTCTTTTTTCGTCAAACTCTCGCCTATAGTTACGCAAGCAATCCAATCCCTGCTTAACCTGTGGCATATTGAAATAACACCTCGGCAGAAGCCTTCTAACGGCTTGTATGCCATCATCTACGCCTAGCCTACCTACTACCGTACAATCCAGTCCGGCTTCCTGTAAGACCTCTAATCGGCTCTTACCCGTACCTAGCTCTCTGACCTGTACATCGTGCGGCAATAACTGAGGCGCTTTGTGCCATCCTCTGTTAGTCAACTCCCGAACGTACCAATCTAGACCTTGCCCGTGGTTCTCTATGTAGTCCATGAGCCGTACTTCGTTACCCGCTAACTGTGCGACCCAAATGGATGTACTGTCACCCATACCCAAGTCCCACGCTACATAGGTTTTGCAGAGATCATCTCGCTCGATCTTGTGGAATCTACCCTCTAAACCGTTAAGTATCTGACCGTAGTAAGAACCTTCTACCGCAGCGGAGAATGAGCACTCGAATTCCTGAGCGTATTTATCCTCACCCATCTCATTACGAGCAGCATCCAATTCTGACTGCGGGATAATTCCTGTCTCTGAGGCTTTGAACTCTACAAGTCCCCAACCCTCTGTTGTTTCTGCCCTATCTCTAAACTCTTTAAAGTGGTTAGCACCTTTGGGAGTCCCGATAAACAAGCACCAACCCATGCGATCAGTAAGACTTGCACGCAAAACCTCATTCCATACTTTAGGGTTCATGTCGGCAATCTCATCCAACACGACACCATCGTAGTATGTACCACGCAAGGAGTCTGGGTTATCTGCGCCATGTAGCGAGATTCTGCGCCCCCAAAAGTCTACCCGCAATTCCGATATGTTTACCGTTGCACCTAGCGGTTGCGTAAACTTGACCAAGTAATCAAACGCAATGCGCTTTGCCTGTGTATAAGTAGGCGCAACATAAGCATATCGAGGGTTTTCTAACTGACACTCCACAGCTTTACGGATGAGATGGTTTATAGCTCCAACCGTCTTACCGAATCGCCTGTGCATAACTCCCACGACAAAACGGTTCTTATCCAACGCCTCATGCAAAACAAGTTGCTGTTTGCGAGGTGAATAATCTATTACGATTTCTCGTTCTGCCACCGGATCACCGCCTGTATTGGCCCACCGTCTTCTCCGCTAACTTGTAACGGTAAGAGCTTAGGGTAAATGGTTGCCCAAAAAGCACGCTCGTTAGCAGGTTCTTCTTTCGCCCATGCTACGAGTCTATCAGCACCACCTAGCTGCTCGGCTGCTATAGATATAGCCTCCTTAGCCGCCATTGTGGTTTTGTTTAATGCGCCTTTAGGTCTACCTTTACCCATGTTGGGTGGCATACGCTTGGTTTCTGTAACTTCACCTATTTTACTGTCCATACGATTCCTAATGGGTCATCGTGTTAAGCAATACTAAGTAATGTGTACTATTACAC